CGAAAATGTAGGAAGTATAATACTTAAGGATGAACCCAGAATTAACGGAACCACCTCCGGTTCTGTTTCTTTTGGTGTTCGTTTTCAACTATGCTGCAATGGTTAACACTGCAGCTTTTATGAGAATGAGCGCTATTAGAAGCGGAATTTCAATTGGCGATCGCCAGAGGGCGATGTGGACGATGGAATCTTTACCGCAACTTTTATATAAGTTGCCGTATGAAGACCAAATAGATTACCTGGATTTGGTATTTTTCCTGCAATCAGGATATTTTGTGGAGCAACCTCCGCAACAACCAGCTGCTCGCAGCAGAGCTGGTAGGAGCATGCGAAATGCGCGCTATTGGACGGAGCGCGCTTTCAAGTGTCTCGATGGATCATTCCTCACCGCCGAGAAGAGCCATAACATTTGGCTAAACTTGAACGCTTGTGTTTGCTACAAGAAGCACAACGCAGAGTCTTACAAAATCGTCAAGAGCATGGAGCAGAAGGCTTTTGACCGGTATAAGCACTTTCCAAAGCGTTTCAATGAAGTTTTGCAATGTGCTCTCAACGGAGAGTCTGTTGCGAACTTGGAGATTATTGCGATGCGTCCTCCGATTTCAATGGTTCCCTCTCCCCGGGAACGGCATACTACTGTGTTCCCTAGAACCATTTTGAAGAGGCAACAGGCGTCTTCCAATCTGATAGCTGATTTGCCGCTGGAGATGAGATTCTTTTTGGACACCGACCCTAGTCCTTACCATTCCGATCTTCCATATATCACCGATCTCATTCAGCAAAGTAAGGAGACCGGAAAGAAGAAGTTCAAGGTGAACACAGAAGAGTATCGTATCTCTAAGCTTGCGCAGAAGCAGAAGAATATTGCCGAGTGGGTTAAGGAGGAGAACCTTCGGGAGACTTACGCCAATGTCTCCCGGGCACTTGACAAGGGATCTTCTCCCAAGAAGCACTCAAGGGAGCAGATTTCTTCTACCTACTTGAAGACTCTTCTCCAGCAATCGCAGAAGATTGAGCAGGTTGAGAATAAGACGCGTGATAAGGTGAAAGCTATGATGCGCAGTTTGGATCGCCACATGAAACATGATCTTCAGACTCAGGGTCTGGCTAGAGGACTTGCTTCCTTTGCTCCTGATGCCTTTCAATTTCAGGCCTTACTGGCTGTGGACCTACACGATTTGGTTATGGACTTGATGAACACCGTTGTTTCTGTTTCAAAAAGCAGTGACGGCTGGGGTGTGGCATCTGCTTTTACGATGTTAGTTCGGAAGTGGGTCGGAGTCAACATCCTCAACTATACTTCCGCCTTGGCTGGTGCCCTTAACCGTCTCAATGATGTCGTGTCTGAACCGATTCAACAATTTGGTTTTTCGCAGGTTCGTGATACTGTGCTTGGTCTTGCTGCCATCAAGAGCAGTGCGATCGTTGCTGCAGTGAACGACTTTATGATGGCGCTCTCCACGAGTGCCTCTTTTCTTCCCGATCCTATTTTGAAGTTTGTCCAGGGCTACTGTGAGATTCTCAATGTTTTTGGCTCGAAGAACAGTTTGTGGGATCGTTTTACTTCAATGGTCCAACTGATTTTTGACAAAGGGTGGAAGGCTTATGCGACAGGAAATTGGGGCGTTTTCTTTGACAGTAAGGAAGAATTTATGCAGCTCCATGAGGAGACGATGTTAATTCAAGGCGAGTACAATTCCCTAGTTTCAATGAGTGAGAAGGGAGATGTCATTGATGCTTTTGCAGCGAAGGTGGAGATTCTCTGGAATCGGTTGCGTCGATTCATAAAGTCCTGCGGTGAGAGGACTCTCAACTTTCTCATCGCCGATTGGAAGTATCTCACTGCTCTTCGTATTGATATTCAACACGCGCAAACTCTTGTTCAACGACAAGCGACGCCACTTGCTCTTTTCTTTATTGGCAAGCCAGGAATTGGAAAGACTAGTCTGATGTATTACTCTCATGCAATTATAGCTGGGGCGCTGAAACTTCCTAGAGGAGTGGGTTATATCTACAATATACAGACGGGACACAATTTCGATGATGGAGCGACCGGAGTTCAGTGGCATGCTGTGATTGATGATGTTGCTATAGATCTTCCCGACGCCAAAAATGCTGAGGAGCCTCAGCGAATGATCCGCATTATCAATTCTGTGAAGTGCAACACCCATCAGGCTGAGATAGAGAAGAAGGGAAAAATTGCTTTCAATTTTAAGCTGGTTACTGCCACTGGCAATAAACTCGGGTGCAATTTTGAGAAGGTGATAACGACTCCTGCTGCTGTTCATAGGCGGTTTGTTACTTTTGAGGTTTCTCTACATCCTCAGTTCAAAAACGCTGGTGGTTTCCTTAGCGTTCCAGCAGGTGAGACCGAGTCTTGGTTTTGGACGCTAACGGAGAAGATTTACAATCCGGTGGCCCCTTCCAAGTGGGATACTGGAATGGTGATCGATAACGAAAAGGACTTTGTGACGTGGTTGAGCGACCATGCTGTTCGCCATTTTGCAAAGGAGTCAAATGCGTTGAAAGCTACTGAGGAGACCATGAATGCTGAGTGGTGCAGTGCCGGGCACAAGAAGACTTTTGGTGTTTGCGAGGAGTGCGCCCTTGGCCTCGATCCTCCCCTGATTCCCCAAGCCTTAGAGAATGTCACAGAGTTTGTTCCTTTTCAGACTCTTTATAATCCACTCATTATGGGAATTGGGGACCCTTACCGCTACTTGGGCTGGGTTCTTTGCTGCATGGCTGTTGCGAACTGCAATGTTGCTGTGCTCTTTTTCTTGTGGTTGAGAGTCTACCGTTGGATGGGTGATCGAAGGCGTCGACAGGTCAACATCATTGGAGCTTTCTGTAATCTTTTCGTGACTCTGCATGTTCAGTATTACTATCTCTCCCACACTCGCGTTCTAATTGGCCTTCTTGATGGGAGTGTTCCTGATCCTATGCCCCGTGAGCCCCTCGATTTGCGTGGTGTTATTGGAGTTCTTCTTGCTTCGCTTATCTATCTTTATAGCATTAGACAGATTGTGTTTAGCGATCCATTTCGCCTCTTTAGTTCCTGTTGGTTCCTACTATGGGATCAAGGCCCTAGACAGCAAGCCTATGAGTACGCTCTCCCTTTTGCGCTCTTTTCCATTTTTCCTTTCGTCTATTTTCGTGCGGGTGTGTATGCGATTTTTGACGATCTTCTTTTTCTCGTGAGACCTGCGTGGATGTCTTTCTGGAGTAAGATTTGGAGAAGGTGTCTTGCTAGGATGCAACCATTCTTGGAGTGGTGTAGAGGGATTATCTACCATGTTGGGCTTACGCTGGCGCAGGGCTTCCTTGATGAGGTGGAGGAGAGAAGCAGTGACATTGGGGACAAATTGGCGCGCACATTCGTCCGGGGGATCTCTCTTCCTCTTATCAATACTGCTGAGGAGGTTTCTCTGGAGCTCGATCGTGTTGTTGATGGTTTTAGAGCTAGTGTTGCCAATCTTCCCGAGAGAGTTAGACAGAGGCTGGAGGAGAACCGCAAATTACTTGTGACTTCCTCTGCCCTTGTGCTTGGAGCTTATGCTATGAGTCATTCTAAGCCAAAGCAACAGTCAACTGAGCCTATTGAGATTGCGGCGGATCCGGAGCCACACAAGACCCAGTATTTTAACCTTAAGCGGGTTGACGAGATCCCTTTGGCAAGGAGTGTTGGGAATCATGCGGAGCTTATTGAGCTCGTTGGGAAAGCTCTTAAGAAGGTTGAGCTGAGGTACCCAAATGGGAAGTATCTATTGGGACACGCTCTTTGCGTTGGTGGGCAGTTCCTTATAATGCCTAAGCACTACTTGCGCTACGAGGGCTGCTTCGATATCCGTCTGCTCAAAAGCGTTCGCGGGTGCGGTCCAGTGGTTGAGAAGTGGTACCCAATTACAAGATTTGTTTCTCATCCTGATCAAGATTTGTTTATGTTCTCCTGGGATGCCCTTTCCACCTTTAGGGATATGCGCAAGCACTTTACCTCAACAGTTCGGCCCTTCGCCAATGCTGCTGGTGTTTACATTTACTTCAATGATGGTGAGCACTCTCCTGTCACACATCAAGTGAATTATGCTTCAACAATTATTGCAGATGCGGGGATGAAGTTTGAGGGTGCAACAGTTAAGGACGAGAATTGGACTTTTCCAGGTTTTGAAGGACTTTGTGGGGCTGCCGCCTTAGCTCAACATGACGGTATCTCTATTTACGGGATCCACACACACGTTGACGGCAAGGCCTTATCACATGGGGTCTGTACCCGTGTTACTAAGGAGGCACTTCAGAGGCTTTGGGATGAACTGGAGTCGTCCAGAGTTGTGCCCAATATTCCGTGCGCGTAGGAACTTGAAGCGCTCAATGCGTGCGGGTTGACGCGTAATTCTTTGGGCGAGCTGCATTGGAAGTCGTGTATTCGGTTTATTCCTGATATTGAGAAGTTTGGGATTGAAGTTCTTGGGAGTGTGAACTATTCACGAGGTGTTTTGAAGAGTCGGGTTAGGGAGACCCTTGTCTGTGGTGTGCTGTGTGACAACGAGTGCTCTGCCCCTTTCCTCGGGCGAGGTTATGATGACGATGGGGTTTGGAAGGATGGTTTGGCGCTGGCTAAACTTGATCAATGCATGAGGTCTACCGACTTCACATATGACATGCTTGTTCGCGCAGCCGATTGCTATCTTTCTCGATGCCCTCTTACGGTTGGACTTGGAGTGATGAGTGAGCATGATGTGATTAATGGCGTCGATGGTTGCCGTTTCATTGATGCCATGCGCATGGATACCAGTGTTGGTTTGCCGTTTAAGGGTCCTAAGTTGCGGTTTTTCCGAGGCGAGTCGGGAAAACGCAAGCTCGGACTTGAGTTGGCGTTAATGGTAGACCGAATGGAGGAGTGTTACTTGCGTGGTGAGTCCTTTAACATCGTCTTTGACGAGACTCTTAAGGACGAAGTGGTGTCAAAGAAGAAGCGGAAGCAAGGGAAAGCGCGGGCTTTCTACGTTGCTCAAGCCGCTTTTATTTACTTGCAGAAGAAGTACTTTGGCACAATCGTTAAGTTCATGCAGGAGAATGGGCTCAATTTTGAGATGGCGATAGGAGTGGATACCAAGTCGAGTGAGTGGAGAGTCTTTTACGACTTTATTACGGCCTTCAAGAAGTTTATGGCGAACGACTTCAAGAAGTTCGACAAGTCCCTGGCCGCAGTACTGATTTTGATGGCATTCTACGTGCTCATCTGTATCGCCAAGCAGAGCGGACGCTATGATTCCGACGATATCAAGGTGATGTGGGGCATCGCTTTTGACGTGGCGTTTCCTTTTGTTAGTAGCGGAGGAGACTTGATTCGTATCAACGGAAGTAGTCCATCGGGACATGCTTTAACCGTTATCGTGAATTCTGTGTGCGTTAGTCTGATGCTGCGCTTTGCTTTCTACACGTTGTATCCCGATCTTGACTTCAATGACCATGTTCATCTCCTCACCTATGGGGATGATAATATGATGGGTGTTAGCGATCTTGTCCCACTATTCGACAATTACAACGTGCAGAGGATTTTGGCGAGTGTGGGGATATCCATTGTTCCCGCCGATAAGGATAATCCAGAGTACGATTCCCCATATACTCCTTTTGAGGATGTCACCTTTCTTAAGAGGAAGTTTGTTGAGTATCGTGGCCGCATGTGTTGTCCAATCGACATGGCCACCATTCGGAAGCTGTTCTCCATGTACGTTGATGAGGGTTCTCTCTCTCCTCAAGATCACACCTTCATCGTGTGTGATGAGGCACTTCATGAGCTTGTCCAGCATGGTGAGGAGGTTTATAGTTACTGGGAGCCTAGAGTCAAGGATGCTCTCCACTCAGCCGGGATTGACCGGGAGCTTGTGGGTTTTTGCCAGAGATGGGATTTACTTGGTGCGAAGTATTGATTCCCTCGACCTACATGTCGCTAAACTGTGTTGAGCGCCTTTGCGCTGTTCTGGAGCTTTGGAGAAGCGTTCCGGTGGGTAGATGCTAACCCACGTCGTCACATGCATACATACA